TATGCTAATAGCGTCCATGTTATGCGCTTTGTCTCGGGAAGTATTCAAAGTAATAAAACCATAAATATTACGGGGCGTGTTAATCCCTCGGATTACGGTAACTTTGATTCCCGCTATGTCCGGGATATCCGGCTTGGTGGTGCTGCCACATACAAACCTGCGAACAATGGCATGACATGGACACATCAGGCACCGTCCGGGTGTGTATATTCCGGCATTATTGTTCAGGATACCGGCTCAAACTCTGCCGATAACATTGGTGGTGTATATTACAGGCCGGTTCAGAAATACATTAACGGGACATGGTATAACGTGGCGCAGGTATAATTTATGCAGCATTTAAAAAATATTACGGCGGGTAATCCAAAAACGGTTGAACAATATCAATTGACAAAGGGTTTTGATGTTGTCTGGTTTTTTTCAGAAGATGGTAAGAACTGGTACGAAGAACAAAAGTATTTTGCTGATGACACGATAAAAATAGCGTACGACAAAGATAATATTATCCGCTATGTGGAAAAGGATGTGACAGCTATCAGACCGGATGGATTAAGTGTTGTTGAAGTGGCGGATATTACTGCTAACCGACGGGCGGACATTTCAGGGGGCTGGATGTTTAAGGACGGCAAAGTGATTAAACGCATTTATACGGCAGAGGAATTGCTGCAGCAGGCAGAAAACCGGAAAGCCAGACTTCTTGCAGATGCTGAATCCGTGATTTTGCCGCTGGAGCGCGCGGTCAGACTGAACATGGCAACAGATGAGGAGCGTAGCCGACTGGATGCATGGGAGCGTTACAGCGTTCTGGTCAGTCGTGTGGATCCTGCAAATCCTGAATGGCCGGAAATGCCGCAATAAGTTGTATGAGCTCTGGTGTGAGCTGACATATCTATGACACAGAGTAAAGACTAATCTGACAGTCCGCTCTGTGCCAGGAGCGGACGTTGATTTTATCAATTCAAACCAGAGCATTCTTCAATTTTACACAATGATAGCAATAATAAAAAAACATCATGGCATATAATATTATACTACGATATAATATTACCTTTCGTAGAGGTGGTTCGTAGGGCTATTAAACCCTAATGCAGATTACTCAGAAGGAACAACAGTATGATTGCTATAAGATGAAATTTTAAATATTCATATTAAGAATTTAATGTTTACATTTTCAACCCAAAACTAAATACAATTACATTACTCAACCTTTCGGAAGATTTTTTATGATGGAAATAGTACTTAGAACATTAACAAAGAAAAAAACGTTGCTTTTGATGGGGCTTTTCTTTGGGTTATTTTCATTGTTGTCATTTATTGTTAACCCATTTTTTGATTTTTTAATCGAGACTCTTAATATAGGGTTGTCAAGAACATCTCTATCTATTGCCTTGCTTCTTGCTTCAGCCTTTTCATTATCACTTATTTATTTGCAATCTGGAGGAGGTGAAGAAAAATATGAAAATCATCCTCTGGAGTTATTGTTAAAAGAATTAGAGTCCCAAAGAAAGTTAACTACAGAGCAACTGAAAGAGTTAAGGGAAAAAGTTGAATCATATGAGTCAAAAAACACCCTTACTGAAGAGGAAAAAAGATTAATAATAGATGGTGCCGTAGAGCAAACAAGTCAAGATGCCATCAAAACGATTTTCGCAACTGAAGCGGAAAATTTACGGAACAGCATTAAAGATAGCCTGGGATTTGAAAGACTAACTGAACGGTCATATGACATTACCCGTAGACTCAGGAGAGAAATAACAGATTTGCGTCTTCGCTCCAATATTAATCTATTAATTGGGATGAGTATTACCGCTGGCGGACTATATTTGCTATGGACGACGGTTTCGATTGTTGATTCTTCTGAATTGCTCAAGCAACTTGCTTCAGAAGGAAATGAATCAAACTATAAATTCATAAAAAACATAATTCTCCCGATTATCCCAAGAGTAATGTTAGTCGTTTTTGTAGAGGTGTTTGCATATTTCTTCCTGAGGCTTTATAAAAATGGCCTGGCTGAAATAAAATACTTCCAAAATGAACTGACTAATGTCGAGTCGAAACTTGCTGCAGTGGAGTTTTCATTTATTACTAATAACCCAGATGGCTTAAGAACTTCAATTGAGTCATTATCCAAAACAGAGCGTAACTTTATTCTCGATAAAGGGCAAACTACTGTTGAACTTGAAAGAGCAAAATCAGAGTCAGAATTGACTAGGAATATAATAAAAACGATACCGGCTTTCTTTAAAAACAACCGCAAGTAATTAAAAGCGACTTGATGAATAACGGATTATTCCTAATTAACATTAGATTGCCAGTCATAAATGGTTGGCAATCTAAATATTATCCACAAACATAATTATTAACATAAGAATAAATTATCTTGATTTCCGAGCACCCTTACCTCGGACATATCAGTACTGCGGATGTCTGCATCATGATAGTATGTAAATAGCATTTATTCATCTATAGGTAGTGGTATCGCTTTGATAATCTGGTTGTAACAATCACTGCTCTTCCAATAATCTGTGCCGATATGATTTTCTCTTGCTGGGTATCATCGTTAGGCTTAGAACCAAAAGCTATAGGCTTGCTATGAACCTCGCGGTTTACACCTTTATTAAAGAGCCCCCTTAATGATTAGGAAGATTACATCTTTCTTTAGTTTAGATGTCTCTGGAATGACTTGTCACTCTAAGATTTATAATTACAGTTAATCAATAGATGTTCCTCTAGATCACTTATATTTGTTTCTTGCGAGAAATTTTCTGAAGTCAACCAAATCAAAAACTGTACAAGCAACCTAAAAGTTTGGTGAGGAGGGCTACAGCAACGTCCGCTACTCCCTCAAAGCAGACTGTCAGATTTGATAGCGTTTGGGCTATGTAAATTGTCAGTTGGAAAAGGAGTGAGTGCAAATCATGACAGGCTGGCGGATTACCCGCCTTTTCTTTGTTTGTTGTTTCATCCACTGACCAGCCAGGTCAAATAGCGTCTCATGCTCTGCACAACAGAAAATAGTTGCACCCATTAACCACGGAGTTAAACGGATGAGTGACTATCATCACGGCGTGCAGGTGCTGGAGATTAACGACGGCACCCGCGTCATTTCCACCGTATCCACCGCCATTGTTGGCATGGTCTGCACGGCCAGCGATGCGGATGCGGAAACCTTCCCCGTCAATAAACCGGTGCTGATCACCAATGTGCAGAGCGCGATTGCAAAGGCCGGTAAAAAAGGCACGCTGGCGGCATCGTTGCAGGCCATCGCTGACCAGTCAAAACCGGTCACCGTTGTCGTGCGCGTGGAAGACGGCACCGGCGACGACGAAGAAACGAAACTCGCGCAGACCGTTTCCAATATCATCGGCACCACTGACGAAAACGGTCAGTACACCGGACTGAAAGCCCTGATGGGCGCAGAGTCGGTTACCGGCGTTAAACCGCGCATTCTCGGCGTACCGGGACTGGACACCAAAGAGGTGGCGGTTGCACTGGCATCGGTATGCCAGGAACTGAATGCCTTCGGGTATATCAGCGCATGGGGCTGTAAAACCATTTCCGAGGCAAAAGCCTACCGTCAGAATTTCAGTCAGCGTGAGCTGATGGTCATCTGGCCGGATTTCCTTGCATGGGATACGGTCACCAGTACCACCGCCACCGCGTATGCCACCGCCCGTGCGCTGGGGCTGCGTGCCAAAATCGACCAGGAGCAGGGCTGGCATAAAACGCTGTCCAACGTCGGGGTAAACGGTGTTACCGGCATCAGCGCATCTGTATTCTGGGATTTGCAGAAGTCTGGCACTGATGCTGACCTGCTGAACGAGGCAGGCGTCACAACGCTGGTTCGCCGCGACGGTTTCCGTTTCTGGGGTAACCGTACCTGCTCCGATGACCCACTTTTCCTCTTTGAAAGCTACACACGTACCGCGCAGGTACTGGCCGACACGATGGCTGAGGCGCACATGTGGGCTATTGATAAGCCCATCACCGCAACGCTGATTCGCGACATCATTGATGGCATCAATGCCAAATTCCGCGAACTGAAAAACAACGGTTATATCGTGGATGGCACATGCTGGTTCAGTGAAGAAGCCAACGATGCGGAAACCCTCAAGGCCGGAAAACTGTATATCGACTACGACTATACACCGGTGCCTCCTCTCGAAAACCTGACCCTGCGCCAGCGTATTACCGATAAATACCTGGCAAATCTGGTCACCTCGGTTAACAGCAATTAAGG